TTTTTGTTTATGCGATTATTAATAGTTGTTAGTGCTTTGTTTAACCTAACAACAAAAAACAATGCTATTGATATAAAAAAGTTTCTTATCATTCTACGCAATACCCACCAGTGTATTATTTTTGCCTGTTCTGTCTTTGCAATCGTTACATGAGCTTCTGCCAGTTCTTGTAGAGTTGCTGCAAGAATTGCATCTCTTTTTGCATTGTTACGCAATAAACTAACGCAATACCTTTTTACATAATCTATGTCAGGATTGTTTTCTACTTCTCTACAACGCATTTCTGTAGATAGTTGTAGTTCTATAGGTGGCTCTTCTGCAAAGATTACAAATTTATCTTTCATAAGTTTCTACCAGGAAATAATTGATGCTCTAGAAAATCTACAGCCTTATCATCTAGATCATTTGATGTTTGCTTGCATATAGAACGTAGTAAATCTACTATTAGTTGCTTGATTGCTGATGAGGAAAAGAACTTAAGTAGTATTGGTTTAAGAAGTTTTACCATAAAAATAAATATGTCTTACTTTCCAAACATAACAGTATTTGCTAAGTTTGGCATATCGCTGCCTACTAAAGCAATGGTCATCAGCTTTAACCTCACATTAAGGCAGTTTTTTTATTATGGAAGATCAAGAACCAAGTAAAGTTGAAACCATAGTTAAAGTTTGCGTACTTTTGTGGTCAGCAACACTATTAAGTCTCTCCTATTACGAACCTCCATCTGGGAAAAAGATTGTAGATTTTGACCCCACATTTATCGCAAGTATTTTCAGTGCTTCCACTGCGTCACTGGGTTTTCAGATAAAAAAGAAAAAAGACACTATAGTAGATAACAAGAACTCTAAAGTAGGTATCAAATGAAAAAGCTATTATTACTTGCTGCACTCTGTATTCCATCAGCTGTATACTGTGATATTCAAAGTACAATCACATCAAGCGTTAAGCTGGAAAGTTTATCGGCTGCAACCTCTGCTGACAAAATCGGCTCATCTTACAGCATAAGCGGTACAAATATAACAACTACAAGTGGAGATGCTGCAAGTGTGGGTGGCTTTGGATCTGTTACGAATGGAGTCCCCGCAGTAACCATGCCAAGTGCAACACAAACAACTGCTGGTGAAACCTTTAGCTTCACTCAGTCATACCTTGAAGGCGATGCTACTGCTGGATCAGCACCGACTGTCGGAACAGTAGGCAACTTTAGTGATTTAACTTCAACTGCTGCTGGTTCAGTAGGTACAGCAGCGGTTACTTTAGATCATCACACAATGTCTCTTACAGGTGGAACAGGAACAGGAGTTGTATTAACAGGACAATTTGTAACTGATTTAACTATTGATTGATGTGGAGGACTCTTTGGTTTGTTTTTCTTCTATCTAGCCCTGTCTATGCTGTCCCTGTGGTTCCTAACTTCACTCAGGGGTCAAGTACCAGTCGAACAGAAACAACAACTAATATTACAGAGACTATACGAACAACAGACTATGGTGGATTTCAGTATAGTGTTTCAGGTTCTGGAATCCAAATGGACAAGAACAATTCAATCAGAAAGCGTTACAGATACAACTACAATATTCTCCCAGTAATAGGATTATTGTTTGGGAATCCAGTATTTGCTAATACCTCAAATACTGCTGCTCCACAAGCTTCAGCCAGTGGGTCGGTTTCAAATTTCGCAACGCAAGTACTTGGTGGGCCAATGGTTGAAAATAGTTATGGAAACGGAATAGTTTGTTCTGGCCCTCAAATGTCTATAAGTCCTTTTGCATATTCAAATTTAAATATAAAACGACCTATGGATTACATTTATGAAACTCCCTATTATAATCAAGCCGTTGATGATGATGGCAACCTCACCAACGCGGGTGAAATTTTATTTTATCAAGAAAACTATAGTGGCAATAAAGATTCTTTAGGTTTAAATGTTGGTGTAGCTTTGACTTTTAATATTCCTTTAGATAAAAGATTTCAAGATGCTTGTTTAAAAAGTGCAACGACACAAGAAAAAATACAAAGACAAATATTATCTAAGGAAAGATTAAATTATGAACTAGCAAGGCTTAAAAATTGTGGTGAACTTAAACTTGCTGGAATCGGTTATGCAAAAAATAGTATTTACTACAAATTATGTGAAGATGTAATTGTTAGTCCAAAAAAAGGTCAAGTATTACCACATAGTCATAAATTAAAGCAGTAGGCAAGCTCGGTTAGCACTTACCTACCTAGACGCCCTATCCATTGCCTGATCGAATAGGGTAAATTTATTCTACTTTATCTTTTGTTTTTAAAATACGTTTTTTTATTTTTTTGAATATTTCAGAAATCACTTTTTTTATCAGAGGAGCCAATAATGCAGAGCCACCAGCAACCACACCCAACACAGTAGTTGAAATAAGCCCTTCAGGAGTTCCAATAAAACTTTCTCTGAATGGTACTTCTTCCCAATTCTCGACACAGTCAAAACCTCCATTTATCTCTATTCTTTCGTAAGAAACAAATCTTTGAATCCTTTTGTCATTTCTGTAATCACCTTTCATAAATTGTGGTTTTTCTGGAGGGCAAGGTTTTATTTCTATTTTTTCTTTTTTCTTGTTTGGGATTTTAGGTTGTTCAGCTGTTATTTCTTCAAGTTGTTGGTTTTGAGGAGTAATAGGGGCTGTGTAAACAAAATTATTAGGATTATATTCCAAAGGTTCAAAGCTTGGTATGTCAAACGTCCCACAGGCTTGATATGTACCTTTTTCATCTTTTCCTATAAGGCTAGGTAGATTATTTCTATGTGCATCAACACAAGCTGGTATATCTACGACAGGTTTTAAAATAATATCTAATGTAGGTCTATGAACTTCCCATCTGCGTATTTTTGGAATATCAATTTCTTTTATTTTTATTTGTAGTATATCAATCTTTGGTATTTCCATCCTCAACATTACCTATAGAAATTGACCACCCCTCTTCTCCAAACTTTCCAACTTCTTTTATTTTTGGTTTTTTTATTTTTTTTTCTAATTGTTTGTGATATTTTTTTATTTCGTTATCCAGTTCTAAATTGAACTTTTGCATCCGCAACCAATGAATTAATTTATCAACATAATAATTAATTAGTTTTTTTAAAAAACCTATAATCATTAATTTTCTGGATATATATATTCTGGTATTGTTGGCCCTGTCATTTCTGGTAAAGCATTGTCTAATACTTTTGGCATCATGCCTTGTACATTGGCTAATATTTCATTCATTACTTTTGCTTTAAACTGTTCTGAAGTTACATACTTGTAACCAAAATATGCTCCACCACTCATTGAAGCTACCATTACAAATGAGATGATACTTAAAACATTAGCTATTTTTTGAAACATGGTAAAAAAAACTATCCTCCGAGGAATAAGTCATAGTCTTATTATATCAATGCTACTTATAATACCAACTATAGCCCCTCTATATCTAATATCAGGAATAGTGACAAGACAATTAGCTAAATAGTTTCATATATTCCGAATGATAGCCTTTATAGTAATTAGATTTTTTATCTTCTTTTTTTGGTTCAAAAACTTGTACTCCTGAATTGCAATTAGAACAAGTTAGATAAGTAACACTAGTAAATCTATCTTGCATATTAGAGTATAAAAATTCATCGATTGCGTGGTTTGCAACTTTAGTAAGTTCTGTTTGGCAGTGTAAGCAATTCATATCAGGTAGATTTTGATTTAGATAACATTTTTTTATGATACCAAGGGTCACTGTTTAATGCCCAATCACAAAAGTTTTTTGTATATTTATATAAAACTTTGTCATTAATTGTTTGAGTTTCAATAATTTTTTTATTTGTTAAACTTTTTAAAATATTAGGAATATCAATTTTGGAAATACCAATTTCAACCAAATCGTCAAAACTAAAGTAAATTTTAGCTGGTGGTAACCCAAACCATTCATGCCATTTTGCTTTGCTATAATCTGCAACTAATAAAACTTTTTTTTCTTCTCCTGTAATTACATAATCCATAACTAAAAAAAACCAAATGCTACAAGGAATATAAAAAGTCCCATAAATAAAAAAATTAAAAAATTTGACATATTGTTATTTTAAAAAGCAACACCTGTGGCTTGCACTGGTGTATTTATAAGATCAATTTCTGCTTTCAGTCCATCTTCAAGTGCAGTGACAGCACTACTACCAAGTGCATCTTTTACCCAAGTTATCATGGTTGATGAGTTAGGAGTTTTTTTTGATTCGTTAAAAGCAATAAAATCAGACGGTAATGACTCTGGCTTTGTAAAAGTTATTTCACCTGTACGTCTTGCCTTTTCTTCAGTGCCATCCATTCCTTTCACTCGATAGACAACATTTGTAAAATAACCATCAGCAATATCTCTTTTACATTGAGTGCCGTTGATTTCCCATGTGCAAGTAATAGCCATAATATTAAAAGTTTGTAAAATTTGTTAAGCTTTTTGCTCAACAGATTGTATAAGTTTTTCTAAACATTTTATAGCACCTTGATCTTCAATTATTGGTTGCAAAAGACTTTGTGACTCAATTTTCAACATTTGTATTTCTTGTACTATTTTTATTGCATCTTGATTATCTTTTTCTTTTTGTTCTATTTCTTGTTTTAATAATTGAGATTTTTTCAAATTATTATCAAGACGCATTTTTGTTTCTTTATACTCGTCATGTAACTGTTGTGGTGTTGACATAGTTATAAATTAAAGTTTTTTCATTGTACTAAGCTGCCTCTAATGCTGCAACTTTAGTTGACAGATCTTTAACTGCTTCAACTAACACACCAATCAAACCGCTATACTGCAATGATTTTTGACCTTCAAAACCATGTACAAGTTCTGGGAATACCTTTTCTACATCTTGTGCAATCACACCCATAGATGGCTGTGAGTTTAAATTATATTTATAACCTGTAATTTGTTTTATTTTTTCAAGTGTATTTGTTAATGGTTGAATATTAGATTTAAAAGCTTTGTCAGAAGTTTCAGTCACAGTTCCAGTCACCGTTATGCCCGCCGAAGTCGACTCACATTTTTTCGAATTATCAAAGTAGATTTCAACGGATCCATTAAGAGTTGCCTGTATAAACTTTTCTTCATTTGCTATAAATTGCATAATATCACCATTATGGTTATATCGCACTTGACCTCTATCGGATTGACCGCTATCTGCAAACAAAACTCCTGCTAAGCTGGATGCACCAGAGGCAATTGTTATAAAGGAATTACCACTATTTTCAGCTAATAAAACAGAAGCACTAGAAGGAGTTGCAACACTTGAATCAGCTAATCTTAAATGCAATTTGTTATTACTTACAGGATCAGCACCGATTCCAACTTGACCAGAAGAATTTATGACAAGTCTTTCAACTCCAGCAGTAGCAATATTAAATTCATCTGCACTTCCTGAGAAAATTCCTGTATTAAGATCATCCCTAAAAGCTAATGCTGGTGTGCTTGCAGAACCATCTTCTAGCGTTAACGTACCGTCAAGTTGAAAAAGTTCTATCCAATCATTGTTCGCAGAATTTCTTATTTTTAAAACGTTGTTGGAAGTATCAGCCCACCATTGATAAGCATAAGTAGTAGAGGGACTAGATGAATTAGAATTATTACTTACGATTGCAGCTAACGCATTATTAGCGTCAGCACGAAAATCGGCTCCTGATGCATTATCTAGTACATAATCATGTGTTGCCATTACTTAATCCTTTTTAGCTATAACTATAATAGTTGATAACCCAAATATAAACATATTTAACCACCTTTACCAAATCCTATTGCAATATATTTAAAGCTTAAATCTTTGAAGGCATTACTGTTATCTCTTGTCTCAATAACAAACTGTGTTCCTGTTATAGATGTAATTTTAAAATAATCACCAGCGACAGCACCTTCAAGAGTGATGCTAATTGTTGGAAGAAATGCTGTTGTAGACCCTCCCAAAGAGCTTGTACCTGTAAAAAACGGATCGGTAAAGGTGACTGTTTTGGCAGAACCATTTGTTGCACACTGACTTGCGATTGCTACATTTACTGTTTCTGTTCTACGTTTTATACTTGCTTCATAACCTAGTTGTGTAATATTAATATTTTGTGCTGGATCATTTGAAAATAATTCACACTTAAATTTAAATCCCCTTGCTCTATATTCTCCATTAACAAAGGTATTAAACTGAGTGAAATTAGGCCCATAAGTACAAGAAGTACCACTTGAAATTGTTGCACTTGCACTTGCTGTAACGGTAAAACTGTTGGCATCTGGTCTTGTTGCAATTACATAATTACCATCAACAGCACTTCCAGCAGTAAAATCAATTACCACTTGATCGCCCGCAGAATAACCATGATCTGTCTTTGTAATAGTAATAACTGTTCCACTTTGCCCATAAGTTGCTGAAGTTGATGTTGCTGTAGCTAATTGTGTTGTTGCTACTTTTAATCTTGCCCCAACATCTTCAGCCAAAGTTCCATCAAAATTTGACCATGTATCTATATTTGCAGTTCTTGAATCAATAAGATTATTAGGCAAAATTCCAAATGTCAGTAATCGCCTTTTTAAAGTAAGATTAAATACCGCACCAAGATCAACTTCGTCTTTAAATTCACAACTACCAGATGAATTTATATCACCCATAAAGTCAATATTTGAAATATCATCTATATCTTCTTCTATATCATCAATCAATCCAGATCCAGTAAGAACTAATCCTCCAAGATTGGAGTCAAAAAAAGTATTAACTTTGGTTCCCTGAAATGGTGGTGAATCAGTATCTTCTCTTTCTGTTAATACTATTAGATGAGGTTGTGGATCAGGTTGGGTAACTATGATACTTGCAGCGTTTGTTGATTTTCTTCCACCATCATCGATAAATTTTACAAGATATGTTCCTGTAAGTGCTGATACCAAAGTTTCAGAAATATTACCAGCAAGCTTGTCAATAATTTCTGCTGAATTTTGAAAAGTAGCAATTCCTGGATCAACACTTGGAGTGTGTCTTACTGTTACTGTGCCACCATGTACAACATCTACATCTGTTGATGGGTCAAACCTTAATCTTACAAATTCATCTGATACAGGTTCTAAGGTTAAATTTGTAGGATCTGCTGGTCGTTCTGTTTTACCAACGGCAGAAAAAGTCAATCTTGATGTACCTGAACTTAAAACTCCTAAAGAGTTATAAGATTTAACAGCAAAAGTATATTCTCCTAAATCAGATTCAAACAATTCAAAACTAGGTCTTGCAACTCTTAATCTTTCGGGATCGTCATTTTCAAATCTTAATTCAACTAAATATTCTTTTACTGATCTAACTGGTTCCCAAGATACAAATATTTTTGATACGGCTCTGTTGTTTAATACTACAATTTGTTCTGTAGCTGTTAAGTTGCTTGGCGGTTGTGCCTCATCAATTAATGTTGTGATCTTTTTTGGACTAAATGGAACTGTTGTATCTTCTACTTGTCCATATTTATTTGTGTCATGTACAACAGCAGTTATTGTATATTCACAATGATTTTTTTCTTCTACACCAACAACTTTAAAAACTTGTAATTCAGTTGTAAGACTATGAATTACATATACACTATTTGCTTGTGGAGTTGACGAAAATGCAGAAGAAACAGTAATTGTTGTTCCAATGATTGTATCTATAGTTTTAGTTTCAGTAGTACCATCTGACAGAACTACACTTAGCGTTGCATTAGGGTTCAATGTTAGGTCATTTCCTTGTATTGAACTTTTATCAACAACAATTTGTGTAGTAGAAACACCTGTTTTAATACGACCTCCTTTTCTTGTTCCAGACCTAACTGAATCTGCAATGCCTATGACTGTAGACGGTCTGACGATCACACCAGCTTCAAGTGTTGTTGTGAAAGTAACGACTTCATTTTCTAACAAATTTGAATATAAAAACCATCTTCCTAAACGATTTGCCTGACCGATGGAAGTACAAGCAAAAGCTTTTATAGTTTTTCTAGTTCTTCCAAATTTGTTAATTGCATCTAAGTTGTCAGAACTAAGAGCAGTAATTTGATCGGCCTTTACTAACTCAAATTCCATTGTTTGAGTTTGATTGTCAAAATATTGAACCTCTACCTCTGTGTATTTAAGTCTTGCAGATTGGTTTTGATAAGTAAAACCCTCTTCAGTTACATTTGTATTATTAAAAATATACTGAACATCTGAAGTATTAGTAGTAGTATTTGTTGGTCTATCTTGAGAAATCTGCAAAGTCCCATTACTATAAAATGGCATTGCGTTCATGACAGAACAAAGATCATTTATCAAGGTATAAGCATCATTTCTTTGATTTAAAATTACATTGCAACTGAATCTAGGTTCTGTTGTTTCTGTTATTGGATCTGTTATTAATGCACTTGCATAAAGACTTGCAGAATAAAAACTAAAAACATCTAAATTTTCTTCCTGTACTATTCCATCATCACCGCCAAAACCTTTATCTGTTGTCAAAATGTCGTATAAAATCCAAGCCGGATCGGAACACCATTCTTTATCTGTTTTAAATGTTCCATCAAAGGTATAGTTAAGAGTGCCATCAGCATTACGAGGATATACAACCCTTCCATTTGTGCTATCTATTGTTGTTCCATTCGGAACCTTGATTTTAGTACCCTTGAGCCTATACATCCGCCTTGGAAATCTTCCAAATTCTTGAGCATTAAATCTTACTGCGACATAAGCAAAACCTTGATAAGCACTTGTATCTGTATTTATTTCTGTGTAACTTAACCAGTTTGTAAGATTTTTTATTCTTTCGTCTGTTGTATCTTCAGTATTTCTAAAAACAGTTAATGTTATAGGAAAACTCATTGTTTTTTCAAACTTAATTTCGTAATCTTTTAAATACGGACTTGTAGCTTTACCATTCGTTTCATTTAAAATTACAGGATTATGAACTGGAACTGTACCATCATTTTCTGTAATTCTTATAGATACTTTTACACTTGAACCAACAATATTTCCATTAGTTTGAAATTTCTGTAAAGCTGGAAACTGTATAGTTACTCTTACTTTATCAACATTTGTATCTGAGATTTGCCTTGATAAACCAACACTTGTTTTTATTTCGCAACTACCTTCTTTTTTGCGACTAAGGTTAAAATCTGTATCTATTACAAAACTGCTTGTTGTAGGAACTGAAAGAATTTTTTGTGTTTGAGGGTTAGCTGTAAGTGTTTCAAATTTAGCTGTTGTATTTAACCAATGTACAACTTCATTAACAGCGTATCCATGATCACTACTGAAAGAAACAAGCATTTGATTCTTTTGAAGAGTGACACCGCTAACCACCAAACCATCAGTATTAGATATAGTATAAGTTGCTGTTTTTGTTGTAGTGAAAGGCGAGTTTGTAAGAGCAACACCAACAGGGATGGTATTTTCTATTGCATTAATTTCTTTAGTTGCTGTCTGATCGCTTGCACCATTTTTAAAAAATACGTCAACATTTTGAAAATTTTCCTCTCCTAAAGAATTTTGTAGTGGGGTATTATCTAAAAAAATATTTTTTCTAAAAGTATCAGTACCAGCACCACCTTCATCAAATATTGAATCAATTTCACCATATCCTAGTAAATCAACAACTGTTGCAAATTGTTTAGACCTTAAACCTCCATCTATTAAATCAGGATCAACAACCCTTTCATCAGGATCACTTCCAAACAATTTATCGTCAACTAATTTAGGCATCTTTTAAACTTTCTCTAATTTGTGCAGTATCTACTCCAGAAGATATCAAAATTGACCCACTAAAAACAAGGCCATAAATTATTGGTACTGGAACACCAGAAGAATTTACGTTTTGAATACCGTTAAAAGCATATGAACCTCTTATTCTTGGGTCAATATCACTTATATCACCGAAACTAGGTTGTGGCGATAATAAACCTACAACACCCTGAGCAATCATACCAACTCCAACAGTTGTTAATGAAGTGGCTAAAATACCAGAAATAAAACCAATTTTAGAACCGCTTGCGAGAATACCACCACCAATAAGTCCAGCACCAACAATAAATTGGGCAGCACCACAAGCTACAGGTATTATCTGTATATCACCCTGACCTGACATAGAAAAATATTCCTCTGACACAGTCTCATTACCCATTTTAATTTTATAATATTGATCATTCATATGTTTTTGTAGTCCTTCAAAATTTGCCATAAGAAAACTCATGGCTTGTTTTGGTGATCTGACAGCAGCTTCAAAATATGATTTACCTAAAAACTGTCTTAATTTTCCATAAACTTTAATTTTTTTAAGCTGCATATCTATAAACACCCCGCAATGCTTGTTGATATTTTAAGTCAAAAACTTCTCTACAACTCAATGCCTTTATATTATGATTTAATATCATGTTATCACCTATATAAACAGCAACATGGTCTAAATTACCTGTTACAGATTGAAAAAGCAAAACATCACCAACTTGTACATCATCATTTGTGGGTTGTTTCTTAAATCCTGTTATTGGTAATCCCTGCTCAAATAATGGATTATTTATAAAATCTTTTATTTTTTTTGGTCTTTCCCAAATTTTTAAATCAATATTTTTTGTTTCTTTATACCAATCGTGAATAATTGACCAACAATCATATTTTCCCCAAATGAATCTTCGCCCGATCAGTGAGGGTGCTTTCCATCCTGTCGGCTCTAATACCTCCCAATGATCGTGTTCAATACTGTAAATATAATAAGGAAACCCCAAATGTTCACAAGCTGCTTTGTCTGTGTCTGAGGGTGTTGCAGCACCTACAGGGTGACTATGTATAACACCAACTACTTCTCCTGTATCTTCACAATCAGCCCAATCGTCTGGGTCAATAATAAAAAATTCAAATTTGCCCTCCGCTAAATTTTTACAAGGCCAAAAGGTTTCTTTACCTTTTATTATTGCCAGTAGACCACAAGCTTCATCAGGAGTTTGCTCTTCTGCATATTTTTTAAAACATCCTTTCCAAGACATATTAACCATTTACAAAAGTACCAACACCAGCAAAATCATCTCTTGTTACAAGTTTTTTTGGTGCGTCAACTCCAAACAAATCAAAAGACCCCACCATTTCAAATTGCACTATGTCCCTATTTTCTATAGTTTTTCTTTCAATGAAATAAACTTCTCTGGGAAGTTCAGATGAAGCATCTGGTGTTCCATACGGATTTACGCTACTAGGAAAATTTGTTGCATCAAGAAACCTACTGAGAGTACGTCTTCTAGTAACTTTCGCCCCTGCAAGATCAGAAAAAGCTGTTGTTTGATTCGTAAGCTGCAAAATGGCAGTTATAGTTCCTAGTAAATTAGAAACACTTAAAAGCGGTCTAGGCAATTTGCCTTTACCAGTATATTTATAGCCCTCTGCTTTCACAGGTATTCTTGTATATGTATTTGACTGCCATACAATATCTAGGTTATCTTTCATATTATTGCCAGCATGAAACAAATAAACAGTAGGATCTGATATTGTTGAGTTGACGTTAAATGAAACATTACCGCTTGTTGATTGTGAAGTTGTACCAGTAACAGTAAAAGTATTTGTAGCAACAGTTTGAATCGTATAAATCCCATCAATACCATTACCCGAAGTAAAATTAAGACTTATAATTAGCCCAGCAGAAAAACCATGTGAATTAAGGGTTATAGTAATAGTTGATGAGGATTGACTGTATGTAGCTGTTTTTGCTGATTTTGTATAATGAACATCTGCTTTTAATTCAACAGAATATAATTCAATAATTGATTTGTTGGTAAGTTCTTGTAGTTCAGCAGTTGGTGTTGCCATTTATGGTTCAAAAACCTCCCTGAATGTTGTGCTTATAGTAGCTATACCGCTAAATGTAATATTTTTTGTCCAAGAATCACAAACATACTGCCCTGCACCAGAAAGAGTTATTGATACATTTCCACTATTGGTAGCACTAGCAGCAGCCGTAACAGTAAACGTATTTGAATCAGCAGATGACGCAACAGCAAAATCTCCATCAGTTGCAGAGCCAGAAGTATAATCAATGGTCAAAATATCACCTATAGCCACCCCATGATTTGAAATAGTAATTGTAACAGTAGTTCCACTTTGAGAATATGTACCTGTTTTTGTAAATCCTTCTGCTGGTGGTGTAAACGTAAAACTTGCCTGATCGTTTACTCTACTTCTTAAAAATGCTTCTATAGTATCAGATTCTTCCTCTGTAATATTTGTAAATTTAAGACTGTATTCTCTTGGATTTTGTGTTAATGGTAATCCATACAATGCTCTAAACTCATAACCATCCCCAAGCTTTGATACTTTTACTTTAGGCTTACTATTTTTTACAATTGTATAGCTAGGTGTTATTGATGGAAAAGTAGCCATTATCTATTTAATAAACCTCCAGCCCTTTGTTCATCAATTATAGTCGCTTGCACAACACCTGCAATTAAGCTACCAAGCTGCTCAGCACTACTTGTATCACCCTGTACAGATGAACCAGATGCATCTACATTTACAACTACATTAGTACCACTACCAGATGCCTCAACTCCTAAATTACCAGAACGTCCACGTTTAAGAGGCAAGATCGCCTCCGCACCTGCCTCACCCATTAGTCCAAAATTACCAGCACCCCCAGATCCATATTTAAATAATCTGGGCTGCGTAACAATGCCCCCTTTTGCAAACTTTTTTAAACCTTGATCGTATACATTACCTTTTGCATTAAAAGTTTTCATCGTAATTTCATTCGGTCTAGTTGTTCCAGTTGTACTAGTTGTTGATGAAAAACCAGGTATTAAACTTAAGATTGGACTTATAATAGCTTGTCGTACATATATTCTTGTAATATCAGCAATAATTGATTTTGCAAAATCAGCAAAATTTAATTTACCTGTCATAACAAAATTTACAAGAGCATCTTCCATGCCTTTAAAGGCATTCTCAACAGCAGTTTTTACACTTTCAGTTACTTTTTTTATACTTTGTAAATATGAATTAGCACCTTGTGTAAGACCTTCTAATAATTCATTTGTACTTTTAATATTACCTTTTGAAGGATCAGGAGATCCATCAGCTTGACCTAAATATTGATATGTAATTGGATGAAATAGCATACCCATTATTTCTGCTGGCTGCATATTCCTAGCTAATATTTCATCTCGTCTTTTTTTGTCCTCAATAATTTTAGATAAATTTTCATCTTGTGCTGCCTTAGCAGCTTCATATCTTTGTTTTGCTATTTTTATAGCTTCTTTTCCTGTTAATAATCTTTCTGTTAGTATCATATTCCCATCAATATCTGGTACTTCTTCTTGTATAACTGTCCTTGACTGGCCACTAGCAGCGTAACGTAATTCTTCAAAAGCTTCACTTGTATTTTCTGCTAATTTTTTAATATTTTTTGTTCTATTTTCAATAGAATTTGTAAGACCTTGTGCGGTTAAATTTTCTATGCCAACTGTAATTCTATTTAATGCTTTTACAGATTTATCAGCAGCATCTTGGAAAGCTGCACCTATTGGTTTCAATAATCTACCAACATTATCTTTTAATTCAGATAATGATGTTTGCAACCTATCACCTGCTGATTCTGGTGCTTGTGCAAGAATTTTTGAATTCTCTTCATACTCATCTAAAAGTTTCTCTACAAATTTCATAAAGTCTTGCAGAGTAACGCTTCCTTTTTCTAATGCCTTATCTAATTCAGCAGGTGTTTTACCTATTGATTCAGCTAACAATGTAAAAGCCCCAGGCAAGCGTTCACCGAGTTGTTGTCTGATTTCTTCTGCCGATACCTTACCTTTTGAGAAAACCTGACTAGTTGCTCGCATGGCAGCTTTCATATCTTCTAAACTGCCACCAGTACCCCTTATAGATGATGAAATTGCTAAGAATGCTTTTTGTGCATCTTCAACAGACATACCTGCACCTGTTACAGATGCTGTTAATGATGTAAATTGTCTTGTTATAACATCTTGTGGTATTGCTAATTCTTTACTTGTTTTCGATAAAAACTGTTGCGATTTAGTATATTTACCAAAATCATCTATTACTAATTTAAGTGCTTTTCTTTGTCTTTCTAAAGCTGCTGAGTAAGATGTAATTTCAGATATTTGCTTTCTTAACATACCGACCTGCGCACCTGCAACACCACCTGCTATCGCACCTGGCGCACCACCAAAAATGCCACCAATCGCTGCACCTCCTAAACCCTCAAAACCACCAAAAATACCAGCAGCACCAATTGCACCAGCAGTTTTAGCAACACCACCGAGACTACCTTTACCCACACCTTTATTAGCAGTTGTTTGCATCTTTCTTAATTGTCCTTCTAGCCTTGTTGCTTCTGCTGTTGCCTCTCTAAATTCTTTACTTGTAATATCAACATTTGACGCTAACTGTCTATAAGAACTTGCTAATGCTTTTGTACCATTTATAGATTTTTGTGCTGTTACACCTTCTGTTTTAAGAGTTGCTATTAATTTTTTACTTGAGTTTGTAGATAAGGTTGTATTATCATTTAACCTTTTAAGTGATGATGTTAATCCTCGCAGTTTTTCAACACCTTGAATTTTTAGTGCAAAACTAAGTTTTGTTTCTCTATTAACCATTATTTCTTATCCTTCTGCATTAGTTTCAATGCCTCGTATTCCATTACCTGTATTCCTTCAAACATAGCAACAGAATCTTTAACTGTATATATTTTACACAAGTATTCCAAAGATTTATAGTTTATGCCACTTAATCCAGCCATACTGACATACCACTGCGTTGATAACTTCCAAAACATGTTAACAATTTCTCTATTATCTTCCCAAACAATACAATCAGATGTTCTTTTGTTTTTACTTTCGGCTGCGATTTGTTCTTCTGTAGCACCAAATGCTTTTAATGCTTCAACAGTCTCATCTATAACATCACCTTGCACCCAATACCTCGCAGCCTCTCTTAGTTTTTTTCCATAGCTCCTTGCACACTTTCTCCATATGCTTTTATTATTCCAAGAACAATATATTGATTATCAATAATTGCCTCCAAGTTATCCTCGTTATATTCTATTTCGTTACCATCAGCATCTTTTATACCTGACCATCCAACAAGAACAGTTCTTACAAAATTATCATCGCCAGCATCTATCAAATCAACAAACGCTTTACGACCAACATTTTTAAATTTGGCCGTAAATGTTTCTTTTTTGAATTTGCCTTTTTCTGGCGATTGAACAGTTACCTCCCAATCATATTCAGTAACTTTTTTAAAGACTAATGCCATAAATTAAGTCATTACAATACTTAGCTCATTATTACCTGCTGTTGTAGGTAATGCCAAGTAGGGTATACTCAACGTATTGACCCCACCAGTGTCTCCTCTTGTTACTCCTGTTATATCTGTCTGTGGCACATTAACAGTAACAATGTTACCTGCACTAGCACCAAGAACAATAGAAGTATTACCTGTAGCAGTAGCAACAGCTTTAGCAAAATAATCTGTTGTTGCTCTTACTGGTTCTTCTAAAACAACAGTGCCACCAGGAGTACGATTAGTAATTAATACAGCACGATGTGATGCTGTTTCTTTATATAACAACTCATTGTTAAGAGCTAAATCAAAAGATTCTATCCTTTGAGATGTAGCACCATGAAATGTTGCAGTTGTAATGTTTGTGTCATTTACTTCTAATGCTGCTGATTGGTTAGCAACTGTAAATGTACCTGACATAGCAGTACTATCTGGAGCGTTATATATACCAGTAAATTCAAAATTTATCATTGCATACTGACCCGCTGTCATCGAGATAGTAGCGGTTCCTTTGCAACCTGTTATAACGTGTCTAGTAGCCTCATAAAAACAAATAATAGTACAACTAGAGAACGAAGAGCTAACAGGAGCGTAAGTAACGCTAGTACTGGACACAATGCTTTCACTTAGGCCACAACTTTTCAAAAGAGGTGATAAAGCACTTGCAGTACCTGCTGAACCAGATCCTGACAACTCAGCACCAAAAGATACCGCTACACGTTTGTTAGCAAGTAATGTGCCTTGTGTACTGTTACCTAAAAATCCTTGAAAGGTAGGTGCTTGTACGTTGTCAGATACGATTGGTGTTACTTCTATATCAGTAACTTGTATAGCATTAGAACCAGCTACAGGAGAAGGATTACTCCCATAATTTGATTCAATCTTTGCTAGTAGTTTTGTCGTTCTTGCTAGAGCCATTGTCAGAGGAGGAATCGGTTTCTGGAATTAGTGTACTCTTTCCTGTTTCTGGATCGAACATATATGTTCCACCCTCACCAGGATTAGGCACTTCTGTATTTAGTTTAGCCATGAAATCATGCAGCAGTTAAATCAGATCTACTTGTACGATAACGCACAATGAAATCTTGACTAATTATACCAAGAGGTACATCAGCCTCAACCAAACTAAAATCAGTACGATCTGGCGTTAGATCCAGAGCATACGAATTTATAGTCTGATCTGCCATTAATTTTAAATGAACTTGTTGCGTATAGGTATCAGAATCGTCATCTGGTACGGCAGCCCTAACAATTGTTGACACTCTCACTCTCATTGACCAATCTAGTTTGTCAAAAAAGTTTGTACTTGTGGGATTATCTTCTACTGGCTCAATGATTATTGCAGGTGTTTCTCCTCTAGATAATGGCTCTACTCTAGATCTATAAACAGTAGCATTTGTAATAGCATCTAGGTTTGTTTTCATCCTTGCTAATATAAGTTCTCGTCTTGTATCTGCCATTAGACCTTACTTAATAATAATGTAGAAAATTTACCATCATCTAATATTAAATTTTCTCTAACAGTATAGTTAGCAGAATCTACAGATATTGTTGTTCCTCTAGGTGCAGAAGTTACATCTGATGATCTAGTAGTTAATAAATATTCAATACTTGTTGCAATACCATTTGCAATATTCTCTGCTGATGCATCTAAAATTCCTTTG